AGGATGCAGTTTCTGTAAAGAGAGGAATTAAAAATATATTATTGACAGAGGGTTTTGAAAGATTGTTTCAACCAGAATTTGGATCAAATATTCGTTCATTGTTGTTTGAACAAATGAATCCGATTACGGTAGAAAGAATTAAATCTGAGGTATTGGAGGCTGTAGCTAGACACGAACCTAGAGCTCAAGTAATCGGTGTTAGCGTAGAAGCACAAGAAGAACAGAATCGTTATTTGGTGAGCGTTGTATTCAACGTTGCATCAGAATCAGAACCACAAAAATTGGAAACCGTCTTTACTAGACCATAAGAGATACACATGGCAGAAATATCAAAACTTAATATTGCAGAACTTGATTTCGATACAATTAAAAACAATCTAAAGGATTATTTTGCTTCTCAGTCAGAATTTTCGGATCACGATTTTGGAGGTTCGGCAATTTCTGTTCTGTTAGACATATTATCATATAACACATATTACAATGCTTATTATGTCAATATGCTTGCAAGTGAATCATTTTTAGATTCTGCTCAACTGAGAGATTCAGTAGTATCTAAAGCATCTATGTTAGGATACACACCACAATCAACAACTGGCGCAAAAGCAAATGTCATAGTAACAGTCACACCAACTGATTCCCCAGCAAGTGTTACGATTGATAAATTTACACAATTTACTTCTTCTGTAAATGGAACTTCTTACGTTTTTTGTACTTCTGGTTCAACCACAATACCTTCAAATGGTGGAGCTTTTATTGCAAGTGGTGTAGAATTGACACAAGGTGTTCCGTTGACATTTCGATATACCGCTAATACAGCAAATACTGACCAAAAATTTCTTCTTCCAAATGCAAATACGGATACTGACACACTAACTGTTACTATACAAGAATCTGCAAGTGATACTAATGTGTCTGTTTATACAAAAGCAACTGATATAACAACAATCAACTCAACATCCAATGTTTACTTTTTGAGTGAAAGTACAGAAGGACAATTCAGAGTTGAGTTTGGAGATGGTGTACTAGGAAGAAAACCAGTTACAGGAAATATAGTGCTTCTTGAAGCATTGATATCAGAGGGTAGTGATGTAAATGGAGCAAACACTTTTTCTGCTTCTGGAACTGTCGGTGGTTATTCAACAGTTTCCGTAGTAACATCAAATGCAGCTGCTGGTGGTTCTGACAAAGAAACTGTCGAAAGTATAAAATTTAATGCACCAAAAACATACGAAACACAAAATCGTGCTGTCACAACTGATGACTATAAGAAAATAGTAGAATCAAGTGTTTCTGGTTTGGATAGTGTTTCTGTTTGGGGTGGACAAGATAATGCCACTCCAGCATTTGGAAAAGTTTTTATTTCAGCAAAACCAACTGGTGCAGTATCTCTTTCTACATCACAGATTACGGAAATTAAATCAGCAGTATCAAGTTTCAATATGGTTTCAGTAACACCAGAAGTTGTCGATCCAGATATCATCAATTTGATTTTCAATACAAATGTAAAATACGATTCACGTTTGACATCTCTTTCTTCTGGTGCTGTAGCAGAATTAGTCATTGATACAATTCAAGATTACAAGACAAATAATCTACTCAAATTTGGAGCTGCTTTTAGATACTCTACTCTTTCAACTTTGATAGATGATACGGAAACATCTATCATAAGTAACTTAACTACTCTTACTGCTAGAAAAGGATTAGAACCATCGACAACAGCAAATAATGCTTACACTATAAGTTTTAATAATCCTATATTTAATCCTTCTACAACTTATGAGGGTGCTGTTACTTCTACCGCTTTTGCATTTACGGATGCAGCAGGAACATCATATTCAACTTGTTTTATTGATGACTTGAATGGAACATTAAGAATATTTTATCTTTCTGGTTCAGATAAAGTTATTCTTTCTAATACTGCGGGAACTGTAACATATTCAAATGGATTCATTTCGATTAGTTCTTTCAAACCAGATTCTTTTGTTGGTGCAACATTAGACTTTGATATTACACCAGCACAAAATGATTTGACGCCGGTTAGAGACCAAATTTTTGAAATTTCAAATACCAATATAACAATTACTATGAATGACGACCAAAGCACAGGAACAACAACAGCTACTGAAACAACAGCATCTACAACTACTGGAACATCTACTGGTTCAACAACTACTTATTAAACTATGTCTTCAAAAGTAACAGCAAAAGCAGTATCTCAGGTACAAAATCAGTTACCATCTTTTATAGGTGAAGATTTTCCTTTATACCAAAAATTCATGGAGTTTTACTATGAATTTATGGAAACTCTTTGTGTGTATTATAGTGGATTTGATACAGACCAATTACCAGCAATAAAGTTGGAAGATTCTATAGATGGATTTTTGTTACTTGATAGTACAGATGGAACTGCTAATGCTGGTGAAAATTTATTAAATGAAGTAGAAGCTCCCACTACATTTGTAATGGGAGAAACAGTTACAGGACAAACCTCTGGTGCTACTGCTACAGTTAAAGGTATAGGTGCTTTTACTGCTATCAATAAAGTATTTTTAGAACCCACTAATGATACAGATTTTGTAGTAGGAGAAGAAATTCTTGGAAGTACTTCTACATCAAGTGGAAAAATTACAAGTTTAAGTAGAAAACCACTCAATGCTACAAAAACATTCAAAGACCTAATCAATTCAGATGAAACTACAGCTGGTCTTCTTAAAGCTTTCAAAAAAGAATTATATCCAAATATTAGAGATGATTCAAGTGTCGATTTACAATTTTTTATAAAACACCTAAAAGAATTTTATAGGTCAAAGGGAAGTGAAAAATCTTTTCAGACACTTTTTCGTGCATTATATGCTCAAGAAAGTCTTGATTTTTATTATCCTAAAACTGATTTACTTAAAGTTTCAGATGGTATCTGGGCACAAGATACAATATTACAATTAGACTATGATGTTGATTACTTAAATTTCAATGGTCTTACGATTACTGGATTAACTTCTGGTGCTACAGCATTCGTTTCAAATGTTACCACAAGAAAACTTGGAACTATTCCTCTTATAGAATTAGTACTTAAAAATGAATCGGGAGTATTTACTGTTGGAGAAACTTTTACAGCAACATTAGTTTCTGGTGACACTCTATCAGCAGTTATTTTAGGTATGTTGACGGATATTGAAATTACTGATGGTGGAACTGGATATGATATTGGCGATACTATCACAATAGTTTCGGATACTACTCATATAGAATTAGAAGATTTAGCAATTACAGGATTCCAAGGTTTTCTATTACAGGAAGACGGATTACCCGAAACAAGAACTGCTTATACTGGTGATTCTTCTGCTGAAGGAATCTTGAATACAGAAGAAGGTGCTGAACTTGTTGGTTTTGGTGCAACTGCTAATGTTACAGCTACCTCTGGTGACCAAGTAACATTGATGCCAATAACTTCTGGTGGTAGTGGATTTCAATTGGATGATGCTTTTACTTTCGATAATACAGATACTAACGTTGAGGTTACTGCTGAAGCGGTGGTTTCAACTATCACAGATACTTATCAAGTTGAACTTCTTACCACTAAATTATTTGAAGCAATTCAAACAAAAACTTTTAACGTAACAGGAGCTACAACAGCAGCACCATTTGGTGTTTCGGTTTCTGTTGGAAATCTTGTTACTAACGATAGCACTTTTGCTAGTGCAACAAAAGTTGGTGAAATTATTTCTATTAGTGATTCTGAAATAAGAGTATACGATAGGTCGAGAGAAAATGCTTCTCTTGGTGCGATAATAAATGGAGACTTTTTATTCTTGTTTGATTCGACTGGAGCAGCAATTACTGGTGCTACAAGTGTAGTTGTTTTTGATACAAGTATTACAAATCCATCATCGGATGTTGATTTTGATGCTGCTAATTACACTACTGCAACTTCTGGTTTACTTTCTTTAAGTGGAACTTATTCTAGAGCAGGAACAACAGTAACAACTACTGTTTCTGGTGGTCATAATATTAATCAAAACTTTACCATCAACAATGCTTTTAGTTCTGACCCAGTAGCTGGTAATATGCTAACTGACAATACAACATTTGGTTCAGCATCTAAGAAATTTACAATTACACGATATGCAAGCGAAACAAAAACAATTTTTGGTCATTCTACTCTTGGTACATTTTCAAATGGAAATACTGTATATCTTGTAAATCCTGACGGAATAGGACAAATGTTGCTTGAAGATGGCACTCCCACAACTTCTGGTTCATATAGTGGAACATCTTCTACTGAAGGAGAACTTTTACAGGATGATGGAGTTGCTGAAACAGATGCTACATATAGTGCATCTATTTCTGGTGAAGGTAGCATAAACACGGAAGACATTAATATTGATGTAGATGGAGGAACTGCTTTAAATTCTACTATTTCTGGTTTGTCTGTTACACACGATTTTACTTCAGGCACGATTTCTGGAACTGGTGATGATGGAGCAGTTTTCACTCCTGTCACAGTAGCTAATTCTACTGTATTTACAATTACAACTTCTGGAACTGGTTCAACAAGTGGAGAAGTAACTCTTATTTCAAATGCTAACACTCCAATGAAGAGTGCGATGACAATCGAATCACAGACATTTGGAACAATCAATACAATTGCTATTACTTCACATGGTAGTGGATATGAGTCAATACCAACTGTATCTATTCAAAATTCTTACTATGATGGTAGAGGTGAAGTCGATACTACAAATGGTGGTTTTCTTGGAAATAATGCATCGGTTACTGTTGGAACATTAGGTGGTTCTGTAACTGCTGTTACTGTTACTGAATATGGACATGGATATCTTACTAATCCTTCAGTAACAGCACCAGTTCAATCTACTGCAGCAACATTGACTCCTATAATTACATCAACCAAAACTAAAGAAGGTGTATTTGCTGATGAATCTGGACAACCAAGTTCTAGGAAAAAAGTTCAAGATAATGATTATTACCAAGATTATTCTTATGTTCTACAGACAACGGATTCTATTAATGTTTGGCAAGAAGATGTACTGAAATTACTTCACCCTGCTGGATTTAAATTATTTGGTGAGGTTGCGATTGTAACTCTATTAAACTCAAAAATGTTTGATAGAGGAAACAATGATATCAATACACTTGATGAAGATGGTAAAGCTAGATATAGAGAAATGGGAATGAGATTTCTTACTGTCATGCTTGATAATGCTAAAATTCAAGTGACAACTGAATTGAACAAAGAAGTTGAATTCAAAGTATCACCTACTGAAATCCAATTGGTATTGGGTGATACTGCTATAAAATTAGAAGATGCTTTAGAAGGAACACTATTACTAGAAGACGATATTCCAGTTTCTTCTTCCGAATATGCTGCGGGTCAATTCTCAAACTTTGGTCGCTTAAGAGTAGAAACAGAGCCAATCGAAAGTATAATCGAACTTCTGAATTTACTTTTACAATCTTCTGGAAATCCAGCAGAATTCTTTTCTCTTATGTCGGTTAAAAGTATTGACCTTATTCAATTTGAAAAATACATCTTCCTAGAAGATTCAGATGATAGAATGATATTTGAAGATGAAGATTTAATGGTTCTAGAAGAGACTAAAACTACGATAAAAACATCTGAACCACATTTTTTCCATGAAAATGATGAAATTTATCTAGATGAGTTTGTTGGTACTGGTTTAGAAGATGTAAATGGTACACTTTTTAAAGTTACAGATATTGAACATGAAGCAAATATTCTACTAGAAGATGATGCATTCCTATTACAAGAAGATGGAATAGCAGAGGGTGCTACTCTATATGTGGGAACTCGTTCTAATTCTGGATTATTTTCAACTGAAGAAGGATCTATATTTACTTTGAGTGAAGCAGGATTACCAGAAGATAGAACTTCTGGATTGGATGTTGACCTTTCTGGTGAATCAATTACAACTAATGGAAAAATATTCAGACCTTCAAAAGAAGTCTCTTGTGGAATTGACCCATTTAGTGGAATAATGAGAAATGAACTTATTGGAGAATTTGGAAGTTATCAGATACACGAATACGAATTTACTGCCCCTTCTAGTTTTACCAGTAGTTCATTTTCTGAAGGAGACACTTTAGTAACAAGACCTAGATTCTTAGACATTGAAAGTCAACTTATTTTAGATAGTACAGATGGAACAGCAAATGCTGGAGAAGCAATATTGTTAGAAGATAGTCTACCTACAACTCATGCTTCTTATAGTGGAACATCATCTAACATAGGAAAAATTCTTTTGAACGTAGGAAAAATAGATATCAATGCAACTGCTAACGATGATGAAATCATAATTACTGACGCTGAATTTCAACAAATTGGTGCCAACTATATAGCAGATGAAAATGAAATTGCAGATAACATTGTTTTGGACAGCACAGATGGAACATCGGATGCTGGAGGAAGAATAATGACAGAAGATTCTATCATTCAAGTCAATGGTTCTGACAGTACAAAACAAATAATACATTTAGAAAGACCGTATACTTATAAAGGAGTTCCACACGAAAATAATAATGGATTCCTTTTTCACAGACACCAAATAGACCAAAGAGTTTCGGTATAAATATATCAGAGAACATTAGAATTATTAAGGAGAACAAGCCGTGCCCGCATTAGTAACACAGAATTTTAGAATTCATAACTCACGACAATTTTTTGAAATGTTTGATGAGGGAGCCTTAGTTGGAGGTACAGCAACTTCCAATACTGCTGTTTCTACGGCTTTATCAACAAACGCATATCTTTTCATTGGAAAAGCAGATTCGTGGTCAGGGTCATTTGATGACACCACAATACCAGATCCAAGTACAAACACAAATCCATCTTCTGATTCAACAGCAAATACAACATATTCTCATTGGCAGGATATGATTGCTGCTAAAAAAATAGGTTCAGCAGATGTAAGTCATGTTATCACTAGACATAACTGGACTTCTGGTAGACATTATTCGATGTTTAAAGATACAGAAGTCTTAGATGAACTTTTATCTATACGAACCTCACAAACATTAGCAAACACATCTGGAACTGGAACAACTTCCGCAAGTTTATACCCAATGTATGTAATGAATTCCAGTTTTAATGTCTACAAATGTCTTTACAACTCAGAAGTAGAAATAAGTGGTGCAAATTATGCAAGAGTTTCAACTGTAGAACCAACAGCAGTATCTACTGATGCTGGAGCACCTGCTGCTTTATCTGATGGTTATATTTGGAAATATATGTATTCCATTTCAGCATCCGATGCTCTAAAGTTTGTAACATCAAGTTATATTCCTGTAAAACAAATAAGAGATGCTAACGCACTAGGAAATACAGGAAGTGCTGGAGGATTAGGTACTGGTGGAGTAAAAAATGATGGTTCAGACCAAGCAACAATCGAATTCAATACAGTTGATGGTGCTTTAGATATTTTCATTGTTAATACGGATGGTGGAAACTATCATTTTGAAAATAATAAGACAGTAACAAACTCAGGTGAAAGTACAACTCTTACTTTGGCTAGTTCGGGTCTTACATCAGCAGACCAGTATAATAACTCTTCAATTTATTTTACTTTTAGTGGTACTTCTTATGTAAGAAAAATTGTGGATATGACCTATTCTTCACCTAATGCTACTCTTACACTTGATTCAGCCGTACCAGCATTATCTGGAACAATAACTGCTAATGTTGCTCCATTTGCTGTAATAAACGGAAGCGGTCATGGAGCAGAAGTCGTACTAACTGCTAATGCATCTGCTGCTAACTCAGTCGGTGGTGTAACAGTAGTAAGTTCTGGTAATAGTTACACAACAGCAACCCTTTCAGTATTACAACAAGGAACAGGAGCAGGAGCTGGTGCATCTATTACAACTGTTCTTCCGCCAAAAGGTGGTCATGGATACGATTCTGTTGGAGAATTGGGTGGTTATTTCATAATGGTAAACACAAAACTTACACAGGATGAGTCAGGAAAATTTACAACATCAAACGATTTTCGTAAAATTGGTTTATTAACTGACCCCAATACAGATGGTGCATTTACAAGAATTACAGATGCTGCTGTTACTCAAGCAAAAACATTTACTTATACCTCTAATACAGCTGCAATTTCTGGTGATATTACGATTAGTCAAAACTCTACTGGTGCAAATGGAGCAACAGCATACGTTATCGATGTGAATGCTACATCAAGTACGATGACAGTTGTTAATGTAACTAATGGTGCTAACACTAGTGCGGGTTATGATGGAAAGCCTGGTTCTTTCCAATGTACAACTTCAAACTCAGCAAGTAGTTTTACAGGAGTATCATCAGCTGTCGCTGCTATAACCTATAGTGGTGGTAGTGCTGTATTAACAAACGTAGCGAACGGAGCAATGCAAATTGGTTCTGGTAAAATTATTTACATAGAAAATCGTGCTCCTGTTGCTCGTGCTGCAGACCAAACAGAAGACATTAAACTCATTATAGAATTTTAGTAAAGATAAAATAAATGGCAAATGTTACTACAGATTTTAACGTTACTCCTTATTATGACGATTACGATGAGGATAAACAGTTTCTAAGAATTCTTTTTCGCCCAGGTTTTGCTGTTCAAGGAAGAGAACTCACTCAGTTACAGACAATTTTACAAAAACAGTCATCTCGTTTAGGTGACCACATCTTCAAGGATGGAAGTAAAGTTCTTGGTGGTGAGGTTACTTTAGATACTGAAGTATATTATCTAAAATTGACTACTGATGATACAGCAACTGATTTTTCTAATGGAATAATTTCCGATACTAGTGTAACTGTTGGTGCTGGAACAACAAGGGCTCAAGTAATATCAACAATTAACGCTGTTGGTTCTGACGCTCCAACTCTTATCATTAAGTACATATCTGGTACAGGATATGCTGCTGGTTCTACGATTTACTTAGAAGGTTCAGTTAGTACAACAGCAACTGTAGCTGCTACTAGTCATACTGGTGGTGCTTCAGTAGTTAGTATCAATCGTGGTGTGTACTTTGTCAATGGATTTTTTGTTCTTTGTCTTGCTCAAACTCTTGTTCTTGAGAAATATAGTAGTACTCCAACATATAGAATAGGATTGACAACAACCGAATCGATTGTTGATAGTGATTCTGATACGACACTTCTTGACTCAGCATCTGGAACAACAAATGCAAATGCTCCAGGCGCAACACGTTTCAAAATCGAACTAGTTCTTGCTAAAAAACAGACAACATCAACTGACCCAGTTGCTGCTAATGCTGATTCAAACTTCATCGAATTGATGAGAGTTATTTCTGGCACTCCTACAAAGAACGTAAAATATCCAGTTTATGGGGAAATCGAAAAAACACTTGCAAGAAGAACCTATGATGAGTCAGGAGATTACACAATCAAACCATTTCCTATTCAAGTAATAGACCATCAAGGAGCAACAGGGGTTACATCTGCTTCATCTGATACCACTATTACAGGAGTTCTTACAGATTTTGAAAATGACTTTGTAGTAGGAGATAACATATATCTTTCTTCTAATACCACATCTACAGCAAACGTTTCTTCAATAACCAACTCAACATCAATGGTTATTTCTAATGCTTTAGGTGATGGAACATCTCAGACAATATTTAATAACAATCGTGTTTCGGCTGCATTAGAGCCAGGTAAAGCATATGTTAAGGGTTATGAGTATGAGAGTATTGGTGCTGAATATGTTGATGTCAAAAAAGGAAGAGAAGTATTTACACAGACAACATTTCCTATCAATCCAAACTTTGGAAATAGGGTAAAAGTCACAAACTTCAATGCAGGTAACTCTACTGAGACAAATTTTGACCCTGAAGCTATTGCGACAACTTTCGATGTTCATAGTGTTCCGTTATCAAATATTGTAAGTACTACAGCAAATAGTTACAATGCTACAAAAATAGGAACTACACGAATAAGACAAATCGATTATGACTCTGGTACATTTACAAATGTATCCACAAGTAATACTGCTATTTTTGATATGTATATTTTCGATACGGCATTGAGTTCTCTAACAGCAAATGTTGGAGCAACTTATACTTCTGGTGACTTAGAC